TTGCCAACCCATTTGCAGAAGGAACCGATCAGGGACTCGGAAGACTCCGCCTCAACGCAAACCGTTACTACAGAAGAGTCAAGGTTTCCAACCTCATGTGATCCATTTCACAACTCTCCAAATCAAGGGTCCGAAAGGACCCTTTTTTATTGCAAATAAATAAAAATAAAAACAATGGCTGGTGCTTTTGATAAACAAATTGCAAATAGAAATTTCCTTACTCCATTAGGGTTCAAGTTTAATCTTGCGAGAGCACCTAAGGCAGATTTCTTTTCTAAGTCTGCAAATATTCCAGGAATTAATTTAGGAGTTGCTATTCAACCAACTTACTTAAAAGATATTCCAATTCCTGGAGATAAATTAGTATTCGATGACTTTAGACTCACTTTTACTATTGATGAAAATCTTGAAAACTATAACACAATTCAAAGTTGGATGAGAGGATTAGGTTATCCAGAAAGTGTTTATGAATACTCGGAATGGAAACAGAGTGATCCTAATAATCCAACACAAGATCCAAATGTCTCGGATGGAACTTTAATTGTTTATAATAGCAATTTTCAACCATCATCACTTGTAAAATTTCAGGGAATGTTTCCAACATCTCTATCTGATATTGATTTTGATGCCACAATGCAAGACGTTCAATACGCAGTGGCTACTGTAACTTTTAAGTATGTTCTTTATAAAATTTCTTCATATGAACCTGGATGAAATTCAAACACTTTGGGAAGAAGACTCAAAAATTGATGAAGATAATCTTCACACAGAATCAGTAAAGATTCCAAGTCTTCATGCAAAGTATTATAAGATCTTTAATAATATACTGACTTTAAAAAAGGCTCAGGAAAATAAATATAAGATTTTAAAAAAAGAAAAGTGGCAATACTACACTGGTAAGGCTGAACCAGAAGTATATGTAGAAAAACCCTTCGACCATAAGGTACTTAAACCAGATTTAGATAAGTACATGGATGCTGATGAAGATTTGATCAAATGTCAAACTAAAATTGAATATTACCAAATGATGTTGAACTATCTTGAAAGCATTCTTAAAACTATATTAAATAGAACATATCAGCTCAAGAATGCAATTGAGTGGCAGAAATTTATTAGAGGATATGACTGATATTGTAATTGCAAAAAAGAACGAAGTTTTTCTAAAGATAGAAGCAGAACCTCATATCTATCAAGAACTTTCGGAACATTTTACTTTTGATGTACCTGGGGCCAAATTTATGCCACAGTACAGAAGTAAATATTGGGATGGAAAGATTCGTCTTTTCTCAACTCATACTGGAGAAATATATGTTGGTCTCCTCGATAAGGTAGTTTCTTGGGCAAAGAAATGGAACTATCAAGTAGAGTTTAAAAATAATAAGTTTTATGGTACTCCTTTAGAAGAGAATGAGATGATCTCTTATGAAGGAGTCAAAGATTACATGACTCGTATCTCTAGACATAAACCAAGAGATTATCAGGTAGATGCAGTTTATGATGCACTCAGGTATAATCGTAAACTTTTAATTTCGCCAACTGCATCAGGTAAGTCGTTGATGATTTACTCGATTGTTAGATACTTTGCAGAAAGAGATCAAAAGATCCTCCTAGTGGTCCCTACAACCTCTCTGGTCGAACAAATGTTCAAAGACTTCCAGGACTACGGATGGAACGCAGAAGACTACTGCCACCGCATCTACAGCGGTCGTGAGAAGACTAATGAATCTCCTGTAGTTATTACCACTTGGCAGTCAATTTATAAACTTCCCAGAGGGTTTTATGATTCATTTGATGTAGTCATTGGAGATGAGGCTCATCAATTTAAATCAAAGTCTTTAGTTGGTATTATGACTAAACTAGATAATACCAAATATAGGTTTGGTTTTACTGGTACTCTTGATGGAACTCAAACTCATAAATGGGTATTGGAGGGACTATTTGGCCCATCCTATAAAGTAACCCAAACAAAAGAGTTAATTGATAAAGGACATCTTTCTAAACTTCAAATTAAAATTATTATTCTCAAACACAATCCACAACAATTTGAAAACTTTGAAGAAGAGGTTCAGTTTATTATTGGCCATCCAAAACGAAATAACTTTATTAAAAATTTAGCTTTAGATTTAAAAGGAAATACTCTTATTCTTTTTTCTAGAGTTGAAACACATGGTCAACCTTTATACGAATCAATAAATAGTTCTGCTAAAGATGGTCGTAAAGTTTTTTATGTTCATGGTGGAGTAGACGCAGAAGAAAGGGAATTAGTCCGAGAAATTACAGAAAGAGAAAAGAATGCAATTATCGTAGCATCTTACGGAACTTTCAGTACAGGAATTAACATTAAAAATTTACATAATGTTATTTTTGCTTCACCTAGTAAGTCAAGAATCCGAAACCTTCAATCAATCGGAAGAGTATTAAGGAAAGGGGATAATAAAACTCAAGCAGTTCTTTATGATATTGCTGATGACTGCACTAAAAATTCAAGAAAAAATTATACATTAAATCACCTGATAGAAAGAGTCAAAATTTATAATGAAGAGAATTTTAACTACGAATTTGTTCAAGTTAATTTAAAAGAATGATGGAAGAAGATTTCTATGCAGTAATTAAATTAATATCTGGGGAAGAAATATTCTCCATTGTTTGTCCTTCTGAAGAGGAGGGTAGAACAATGTTGATACTTAATAATCCTGTTGTAATAGAAGTTGTAGTTATGAAACAAATTGGAATGCAAGGATATAAGATAGATCCATGGCTTAAATTTGCTGATGATGATACATTTTTAATGGATATAGATAAAGTTCTGACAATCAGTGAAGTTCGTGATGAAGAAACTATTGAAATGTATCATAAATTTTTAAGACAGAGACAAAATAAAGATTCAAAAAATTCTCTCACCCCAGAAATGGGATATCTCTCTTCAGTCTCCGAAGCAAGAAAAAGATTGGAAAAACTTTATAGAGGCCAAGATATTAAAGACAGCTGATCTTTGAAACTCCACAGAGTAATTGTACCAACTTTTGCAGGCCATTGTCAATAGCCGAACATTCTGTTATAATAAGGACAATTAATATTAACAGGGACTCATGAAATGCAGGCACCAAAAAGAAAAAGATCAGAACATTATGTAAATAATAAAGAATTTTTAGAAGCAATATGTGAATACAAGAGAAAGGTTAAGGTAGCTGCGGAAAACGGAGATCCAAAACCCCGTATTACCAATTATCTTGGAGAATGCTTCCTCAAGATTGCCACGCACTTATCTTACAAACCAAACTTTGTCAACTACATGTTCCGAGAGGACATGATTTGTGACGGTATTGAGAATTGTGTGCAGTATATTCACAACTTCAATCCAGAAAAATCTTCCAATCCATTTGCTTACTTCACTCAAATTATTCATTACGCTTTTCTAAGAAGAATTCAAAAAGAAAAGAAACAGATGGAAATTCGTTCTAAGATCATTGAAAGATCTGGATATGATGAAGTATTCACTGTAGATGATGACTATGGAAACGCTTCCGACTATAATAGTATTAAAGATTCCATTCAAACAAAAATGTATCAATGACATTAATTGCTTGTGTGACTGACACCCATTACGGTGCCAGAAAAGGTAGTAAAACCTTTCATGATTATTTTAAAAAGTTTTATGAAGATGTCTTTTTTCCAGAATTGGAAAAGAGAAATATCAAACATTGCATTCATTTAGGTGATGCGTTTGATAATCGTAAAAGTGTAGACTTTTGGGCTCTAAACTGGGCAAAAGAAAATGTTTATGATCGTTTCCGAGATTTAGGAATCCAGGTATATCAGATCGTTGGTAATCATGATGCTTACTATAAGAATACCAATGAAGTCAACTCTATTGAGTCCCTGTTAAGAGAGTATGACAATATCGTTCCTATCTCTAGTCCTGGTGAATATGAAGTTGCTGGATTAAAGACTTTTATGATTCCTTGGATTTCTCCTGAGAATCGTGAAGAGACTTTAGAAAAACTTTCTAAAACTAAGGCAAAAGCCGCATTTGGACACCTTGAACTTCAGGGGTTCAGTGTTTATCCTGGAAATGTTCAACAACATGGAATGGAGTCAAATGTTTTTGATAATTTTCAAATCGTCTGTTCGGGACATTATCATACTCGTTCAAATGATGGTAAGATTTTTTATCTTGGAAATCCATATCAACTTTATTGGAACGATGTAGACGATAAAAGAGGATTTAATTTCTTTGATACTAAAACTTTTGAATTAGAGTTTGTTAACAACCCCTATACCATGTTTCAAAGAGTTTATTATGAGGATCAAAATCCAAAACTCTTTAATACAGAACCATATAAAGATAAGATCGTAAAGATCATCGTTCGCAAAAAATCTGATCAACTTCTTTTTGAAAAGTTTGTAGATAAAATCTATAAGACTGGAGTTGTAGACATCAAAATTGTTGAAAACTTTGAAGTCAATGATGATGATGTAGACTTTGATCAGGAAAAAATAGAGGACACAATCACTATTTTAAATAAATATGTTGAGGACTCTGATTTTGACTTAGATAAAGAAAAAGTCAAAACTCTTTTGAGAGAGGTCTACCAAGAAGCCTGCGAAATAGAATAATATGTATATGATCACGCCATGCGGAGACGAAGACGGTGCATACGCTGTAGCGGATAACGATGGCGATAAGACTCTATACTTTTTCCAAGATGAAGATGATGCAGAGAGATTTGCAGGTCTTTTAGAAGCGGATGATTATCCTGAGATGGAAGTTGTTGAGGTTGATCCAGAACTTGCAATAAAGACTTGCCACCAGTATAATTATAGATATGCGATCA